CGATGACTGCTCTTGCGGCCACCCATCCGACGCTGCTCGACATTGCCAAGGTCACTGACCCCTCCGGCACGATCGCGCAGGTCGTTGAGCTTCTCAAGGCTCAGAATGAAGTTCTCGAAGACATGGTCTTCGTTGAAGGCAATCTCCAGACCGGCCACCGTACCTCGGTGCGCACCGGCCTGCCGTCCGTGACCTGGCGCAAGATGTATGGCGGCGTGCAGCCGTCGAAGTCCCGCGCGGCTCAGATCACCGATAACTGCGGTATGCTCGAAGCCTACGGCGAAGTCGACAAGGCCCTTGCGGACCTGAACGGCAACACCACGGCCTTCCGCCTGTCGGAAGAGCAGGCATTCATGCAGGCCATGAATGACGAGATGGCGCAGACGCTGTTTTACGGCAATGAAGGCACCGAGCCGGAAGCGTTCACGGGCCTGGCCCCGCGTTACAATTCCCTCAGCGCCGAAAACGCTGCGAACATTCTCGACGCCGGCGGTATCGGCACTGACAATGCCTCCATCTGGCTTGTCGTGTGGGGTCCGAACACTTGCCACGGTATCGTGCCGAAAGGCTCAACCGCAGGCCTGAAAATCCGTGATCTCGGCGAACAGACCTCGGAGAACATCGACGGCGCCAACGGTCGTGCGCAGATTTACCGCACGCACTATCGCTGGGATGCTGGCCTGACCGTTCGTGACTGGCGCTATGTCGTTCGCGTTGCGAACATCGACAAGTCGCTTTTGACGATGGACGCTGCTTCCGGCGCCTACCTCACCGACCTGATGGTCCAAGCTTGCGAACAGGCCGAAAACCTGTCGATGGGGCGCCCGGTGTTCTACATGAACCGCCGTCTGCGCACTTTCCTTCGCCGGCAGATTATCAACAAGACTGTCAATTCGTCGCTGACGCAGGAGAACATTGCCGGCAAGTCCGTCACCATGTTCGACGGTATCCCGGTTCGCCGGACCGACGCGCTTGCGCCCGATGAAGCCCGCGTGACCTGAGGAGCAATCACGATGATCATGGACTCTCGACTTGAACTGTGCGATGCGACGGCGCTGAATACCGGCGCCGCTGGCACGTATCTTTTGGGCAACCAGCCCAACCTCGGTCTGTCGCCGGGCGATGTCGGTGAAGGTGAAAACCTTTACCTTGTCATTTCCGTCGATACGACCTGCACTTCCGGCGGTTCGGCCACGGCGTCTTTCACCTTGGCTTCCGATGATACGGCTTCGGTCAGCACGACCACTTCAACTGTGCACTTCACCACCCCGGTGTTTCCGGTGGCAACGCTGGTCGCCGGATTTACCCGCTCGTTCTGCTTGCCGCAGGGCGCGATCTACGAGCAGTACCTCGGTATGCTCCAGACCACCGCTGTCGCCGCGTTCACTGCCGGCAAGATCAACGCCTTCATCACGCGTGACCCGAACAGCTGGCGGGCGTATGCTGACGCTGTGAATTGAGTCTTGCGATGAAAGTAGTTCTGAAGCAAGACTGGTTCGGGCCGGAAGCAAAGCGCTATCGCGTTCGGGATAACCCGCATGAAATGGATGAAGGGCTTCTGCCCTTCCTTCCTTCCTCGGCCAAGGTTCTCGCTGAAGAGAAACCCGCTGAAGAAGCCCCGAAAGCGCCGCCCGCTAAGATCAAAATCTGAGGCAAAAAATGGATACCGTAACTCTTTTCAACCTGGCACTTAGTTCATGTGGAACAAGGGCTGCGGTATCCTCTCCCAACGAAAATTCTCGTGAAGCGGAAATCTGCCGCACTTGGTACCCGATTGTGCGAGACCACATTCTGCGCGCTGCGCCGTGGCCGTCAACGCGGGCCGAGAAACGTCTGGCTGTTTTGGCCGAGCGCGATTTCGACCTGCAATGGACTTCGACCGATCCAAGTCCAACATTCACATATGCTTATAGCGTACCTGCTGACATGCTGGCGCCTCGCCATTTGACGGATTATTCCCGCTTTATCCTCGGCGTGCACAATGGCACCACCAGCGCGATTATGACAAACAGCGAAGACGCCATTCTTGTTTATACCCGGCGCCAGACTGATCCGAATATGTGGGACACGCAGTTGCAACTCGCGATCGCGTTCGGTCTTGGTTCATTCATCTGCAAGCCATTGAACGGGAAAGTTTCCACTGCCAACGCTATGCGGGAAGAGGCCAACGGGCTGATCAATTCCGCTCGCGTGAGCGCCGCAAACACTGACTTTGTCGCGCAAGAGTCTTCTCCGGACTGGCTTGCCAAGCGGGGCTCCGCTTACGATGCGCCGAGCACGCGGTACATTTATCCCCTCGGAACCATGTTGATTGAACAGGGTGCTACCGATGCCTAATGACATTATCAAGTATGCCTTTGTCTCCGGCGTTCTTTCTCCGAGCGCGCATGGGCGTACCGATCTTGAGAAGTACGATCTCGGCCTCGCGCAAGGTGAAAATTACTTTGTGGATTACAAGGGCGGGATTTCCAACCGTGCCGGCTCGGTGTTTGGAGATTTCATCTTCAACCCCTCCTACCCCAAGCGACTTTTCACATTCAAGTATTCGCCGGATATTTCCGACACTTTCCTTGTGCTTTTTGGTCAGCAGTACATTCGGTTTATTCAAGATAACGCGTATGTTCTGGAGGCAGGTAAAACAATTGTCAGCGTGACCAAGGCCTCGCCCGGCGTGGTTACTGTGACCGGCCACGGCTGGAGCACCGGCGACGTTGTTCGGTTTTACTCTGTCACCGGGATGACGCAGCTCAACAACCGCAGTTTCACCGTGACTGTGTTGACCGCGAACACCTTTACCTTGACCGACCCGTTCGGTACAGCCGTTAACACCACGGCCTATACAACGTTTATCGCTGGCACCGTGGCCCGCGTGCTGACTCTGGTGTCACCGTATGACGCCGCTGACCTTTCAACACTTGTCGCAAAACAGAACAAAAACACGATCAAATTCACCAGCACGGAATACCGCCCGAAAAATCTAACCCGCGCGGCTGACGGCACTTGGTCAATCTCAAACGTAGCGATCGCGAGTGGGAAAACCCCGCCGTCAAATCTTGCAGGTACGCCAAGCTCCGCCGCAACTTCAGGCATGGCGTGGGGTGTCACTGCGGTTGACTTTAGCGGTGAAGAGTCTCGTGTTAGTTCAGTGTACCTTGAAGAGCTTTCTGTGAACTACACCGCGACGACAGGTTCGTACACGCTGACGTGGGACCCGGTAGCTGGAACAGCTTACTACAACGTGTATCGTTCAAACGTTGTCAACGTTGGATCGAAGATCACGAAGGGCGCACAGCTTGGTTATGTCGGGCGTTCATTCGGCACTGACTTCACTGACTCCAATATCATCCCTAACTTTGCCATAACACCGCCGGAGCACTATGATCCGTTCAATTCCGGCGGCGTGGCTTATATCGATGTGACTGCTGGGGGCACTGGCTACAGCAAGTCTGACACTGTGACCGTGACCGGTGGCGCTGGTAGTGGGTTTGAGGGCTACCCGGTTGTTAACTCAGCCGGTAAAATCACCGCGATTGTTGTGACTTACCCCGGCGAAAGCTATACTGGCGAAACCGTCGCCATTAAAACTTCAGGCGGCACCCGCTTTACCGGGACTGTCACGCTTACACCGACTTCCGGAAACTACCCCGCGCAAAACGCTATCTTCCAGAAGCGGCAGATTTACGCGTCAACCTTGAACCAGCCCTTGACGCTGTGGGGATCGCGCCCGTCAAAGCTTGATAACTTCGACGTTTCTCGGGTGCCGGTTGATAACGACAGCTATGAGTTCGATCTCGAAGTTGAACAGGTCAGCGCTATCTCACACATCATCGCAACTCGCGGCGGGATGCTGTTGATGTCGCAGACTGGTGTGTGGCTTTTGTCGGGTAGTTCTGGCGGCGCCGTGACCCCCAACTCCGCGCTGGCTGAGCCGCAGTCCTACCTCGGCGTATCAAACGTGCCGCCGCTGCGGATTGACACTGACATCATCTACACCGAGGGCAAGGGCTCAACTGTCCGAATGCTGTCATACAATGACTTTTCTAAAGTATACGGCGGCACCGATGTCTCCATCCTGTCCTCGCATTTCTTCGGTAAAACCAAGGAAGTAACCTCATGGGACTTTGCGCAGGAACCCCACAAGCTTGTCTATGCCGTGCGCGAAGACGGCAAAATGCTGCTGTTCACTGTGGTGAAAGAGCAGAATGTTTTCGCGTGGACTGACGCCAGCACTAAAGGTAAATACCTTGACGTTGCTGTGGTTCAGGAAGACCGAATTGACTACCCCTATGTTGTGGTGGAGCGGTATGTCAACGGACAGACTGTGAATTTCTTTGAGCGCTTTGCCGAGCGCACATTCGACCACGAAGAGGAGGCCGTGTTTGTTGACGCTGCGCTGACTCTTCCGACTAACGCGGTGACAGGCGCAACGCTCACTATTTCCGCCGCAACCTGAACTGAT